AGTTACAGCAGGCGCAGATAGAATCCTTACAATGGATCTACACGCAGGACAGATACAGGGGTTCTTTGACATCCCCGTAGATGATTTAACAAGCCGTGTAGTGTTTGCTAAAGACATTGGGCGCAATGTAGACACAACAGAAGGTGCAGTATTTGTAAGCCCAGACGCAGGCGGAGTTGTTCGTGCTAGAAAGTTTGCAGACATGTTCCATGCAGACATTGCTATAGTAGACAAGATGCGTCCAGAAGCAGGTAAGAGCGAAGTCATGAACTTGATCGGCGATGTTAAAGGTAAACACGCCATTCTAGTTGATGATATTATTGACTCAGGCGGCACACTATGTAATGCAGCTAAAGCAATTATGGATGCAGGTGCGCTAAGTGTTAGAGCATATATCACACACGGTGTACTGTCAGGAGAAGCATGTCAAAAAGTTGAACGTAGCGTACTAGAAGAACTAGTTGTTACTGATTCAATTGCTAATCGTTGTCCTAAGAACTGCAAGAAAACTAGACAGGTAAGTGTAAGTCAATTGTTTGGTGAAGCCATTCGTCGTGTAACTAACGAAGAGTCGGTGAGTAGTTTGTTCGTATGACTCTTAGTCTAGTTTACTAATGTGTTTGATATACTCAACCATCGAATGATCGCCAAAGCTATCTATCTTACCTTGCTTTAGGCCCATCCATATACCGCGCCACTTGTCTTTCCACAACTGCCAACCTGTAGGCTTTCTATACTTGCCATAAGCATTTAGATAATGCTGAGTGCCGCAATGTCTGTAACCCATAATCCAAAGAGGAACAGTAGTAACAATGTCATTGTTGTTCTTCCAGCGGTGATGTACAGTTCCAAAGCTCTTAACATATGTTGGCCAGCCAACTCTTGGCGAACCATATGTGTATAGTTCTTTAGGATTGCTTAGTGTTGCATCACACTCACAACGATTGGCCATAATAGTTGCCATTGCCGCACCTAAACTATGTCCGCATATCCATAATGTTTTACCTATATTAACTTTACGTGATATATCTTCGCATATCATAGGCCATAGTTCATCTACTTCGTCTTTAAAGCCTTGATGTACTCGTGATATTGTTTCAGCAACAACAGGTATTGCTTTTAGGTCTGCACTGATGTCATTAAACTCTGTTGGTTCAGTTCCTCGACACGCAATTACTAAGTCTTCTTTGTTCATAAAGCGATATGCTTGAGCACCTTCTCGTTCATAAAACTCTATTGTAGTAAAACCTAATTTTTTCGCTTGCTTTTTTACATCAGTTGTGCTATTATTATAAGCTAAAGCACTAAGTTTAGCAAATAACAAGGAGCGTTCGTTAAAATTCATGTTATTAATTGACATCATATCCCCTCATATAGTACAAGTTAATTCATGTACAGCAATATTTATTAATTTGAACGCTAAATAGTAATACGGAGAGTTAACATCATGAGAAAACGTACACGCAGTATCCTTGAAGAACTAAACAATTTAGATCGTTCACGCAAGAGTCAAGACCATCTTATTGAAGCTACCGGCGGCAACATCATTGAAAGTGCTATTAATCTTTTAAATAAGATTTCTAAAACTTACGATGCTGATACAGCCAATGAGTTAGAGAGACGTTTTCTTAATAGTATTAGAACAGGCGACCCACGTAAATTTAAACGCAGTATTACAAAAGTAATTGAGAATAAAAACAATGACATCATATAAATTATTAGAAGGCGGAAACGTATTCAAAACAGAACAAGGTGCGTTAACACAACGTATCGCTACAGTTGATGTACAACCAACTATAGATTGGATTAATTCTACATTTGGTTTTAAGTTTGTCGATGAAGACATGCTCGGTACAACAGGAAAGAAGACAAAAGAAGATGGAACATTTGAAGAGAACTCGTCAGGTGATTTAGATCTTAATGTCGATGTAAGAGAATTGCCCAAAGAAGAAATAATTGCAAAACTTACAGCCTGGTGTCAAAAGCAAGGCATACCTGATTTAGAAATTATGAACAAGGGCAGAACTTTTACACAAGGTTGGGTTGCTAATGCAGGACTTCAAATACATTTCAAAACACCAATCAGAGGTGATGTTGCAAATGGCTTTGTTCAAACAGACTTTATGCTTACAGATAATCCTAACCTGCAACGTGGAGCCAAGCGTGGCGGAACAGAACATTATACAGGTGCTGACAGAGCAATATTGCTATCAAGTTTAGCAAGAGGTAGAGGTTACAAGTTTAGTCCTACAAAAGGTGTTGTTGATCCTAACAACGGAGATGCTGTTGTTGCAGACGATTGGAACGAAATTGCAAAAATATTATTAGGTCCAAACGCAAGAGAAGCTGATACACATACCGTTGAAAGTATGTTTGCAGTACTCAAAGGCGATCCAAACTACGAAGAACTTATTGCTCCATGGGCAGAAACAATGGCTAAAGCTGGCAAAGGAATACCTGAGTCAATAGCAGTTGAATCACTAGCTGACAAACAGTTGAATAGAATTAAAGAACTAAGCGGCACCTTGTTAAACAGTACAAGGATGATTTGTTAATGAGATATACAGACTTAAAACTTGTAGAACGTAAGCAAAGGACTGGTAGCGCAGGCCAAGCCAAAGGCAAAGATAAAATGCCAAAGGCAAAGCCGGGACGAACTAAACATCCATTACAAGATAAACTTGTAGGCGAAGCGATAGTTAATGAAGCCGAAGCTCGTATACAACACGCAGAAGATTTAGTATTCTTCCAAGGCAGTGCTGGCGCCGCCCGTGCTATTGAAAGTTTAAAAAGTTTAGAACAAGGTTCGCATACAGATGTAACAATTAAATGGGACGGCTCACCAGCTGTGATATTTGGACGTGACGTAGACGGTAACTTTGTTTTTACAGACAAGTCGGGCTTCAGTGCAAAAGGTTATGACGGCAAGGCTAAGTCAGCAAAAGAACTAGCACAGATGTTAAAGAACCGTCCAGGTTATGCAAAGAATCCAGAAGGGTATGGACCATTCATTGCTAACATGGTAGATGTGTATGACGAGTACGAAAAAGCAGTTCCTAAAGACTACAGAGGATTCTTTAAAGGTGACTTGTTATATTTTAATACACCTGAAATACAAGACGGTCATTATGTGTTTACACCAAACATCGTAACTTACTCAGTAAAACAAAATAGTGAAGTTGGTAAACGTATTGGCATGAGTAAGTCAGGAATTGTTATACATAGAGAAGCAGATATAGCAGGTACTGAAACTCCATTAAGAGATACAAATATATTCCAAGGTACTGAAGTATTAGTTCTTCCTCCAGTAGTAGCACAAGATGCACCGTCAGTTGACGATTCACAAATTAAAGAACTACAAGCAATGGTAACCAAACATGGTCGTGCTATTGATAGTATAATTGAAAGACGTCAAGGACTATCAGACTTGTCTAACATATTTTATACATATATGAATTCAAGAGTTGATTCAGGTATTAAAAATTTAGCACAAGATTTTGCAGGCTGGCTTGCAACATCTAAAGTCAGTAAGCCTAAGCAACAAAAGATTATTGAGATAATTAATAACAATGTTGACGGCTTTAATGCTATGTGGAATCTAGTACATGGTATAATGAAAGTCAAAGACAACATCATTAACCAACTAGAGAGCCAAGAAGCCGATATTACAGCTAATATTAAAGGCGAACAAGGTGGGGAAGGCTATGTACTTGCACACCCAGGGGGCGATATAAAACTTGTTCCTAGAGAATTTTTTACAAAACACAACAGAGCAGTGGAGAGATAAACATGAAAGACTACATGAAAGAATACGAAGAGCACCTTAATAACATTACTAAGGATGTTCTTGACGAAGCGTTTGAATCAACGCCATTAGAAAAGAAACTAGCCAACTACGGCAGAATCTTAATGGATCAAGCAGTTACTACAAAAGACGATGCATTGTCAAACCTAATGTCTAAAGTTGGCGATCAACTTACTAACTGGGGCACAACTTACGGTGCAAGTAGTTTAGAAGAGCTAGTGAAAAAAACTGGAGCCACACCTAATGTAATTAAAAAGATGTTAGCATTTGCTGAAAAGATTGCACAAACTAAAGGTGACCTTAAAGCAGATGATGCAGATGGCGGCTTAGATGACGAAGGCGATGACGAGTTTACAAGTCCAGCAGACGACGAAATGGCAGCAATGAAAGCTGATCAGGCAGCTAGAGACAGAAGTCGTTAATATGGACTTTATCCAAGCTATTGCAAACGGTATGGAAATTTACACAGATGAAGACCTCAAAGAATTATATGAGAGTTTAGATTTTGATGAACTTGATGAAGCTGCCCTTGACAGGGTAGAACAGCGTGTTAGTCAACGTGAAATTGCTCTGTATAGTTTCCTTGTAGGTAAATCAAATGGATTGAAAGCAAAGATTGCAGTTGATAAAATACAATTGGGACAAACTGTACCAACTAATATAGCAAATGGATACAAACCCGCAGTGGATATGATACATGATATTGTAAAAGCAGGCCCTGGATACATAAATCTACTAAAGAGTTTACATCAAAGAGCCAAAAACGCATCTAAATAGGGTATTTTTTGTCTAAATGGTAAATACAAATGTAGAAACTTTACAGAGTGTAGAGTAGACCATTTAGATAATATAGGAGATATAAAATGGCAGTAGTAAGTAACCCAAACGCAGCAGTAGTTGCAAAGAGTGGCGTAGGCCCAACAACATACATTTATGCAATCACTACAGGTACAATCACTGTAGCAGCAGCATGTGATGCAATCACAACAACATATGGCGGAACAATCGCTGGTGTTGAAGGTGTAGCAAACGGCAACCACATTGCAGTACAAGGTGGACCAGGCGGCGCAGAAGCAGTTGGTGGTATTGCATTAGTAGCAACATTTGCAGCTTAAATAATTCCTTACCTTAGGAACCGTGATTAGGGCCGTAATGGCAGGCGTCACACAAAGGCTCACTTTTTAAGTGGGCCTTTTTTTATGGCTATAAGTAATAGTATGAAGTTTACTATCCATACATTAATTGATGTTACAAAAACTGATGTGCGTCGACACGAACATCCTAAGCTCGTTAATCAACAGGCAAATTTTAATACATTATATAACACACTAGGACTAAGAACTAATCCTATTAATTTTATAGTAACACAAGAATTAACAGCATTACAAAAATATAAGTTTGGCAGTAGCTATAAAAATAAACAAAGAGTATGGACTATTGAGTTTGAAGTTGAAGCAGATTATTCGACTGCTGAAGACTTAATGCAACTAGACTTTAATATGGTGCCTATTATTGCTGGTCTAGATGAAACTATTAATCTAGAAAACAAAATGTTTGTTACATCAGATGAGATTTTTACTAATATATTATTCTTACAAACTGATAAATAACTACATAGGCTAATAACATAATACTCCAGGCATCAAGAGGGCAACTAAGAGTTTACTTTTACGGAGATTTATTATGGCGAATAGCCAAGTTACACAATTAGAACGAGAATCATTAGAAGCACACGTTGACTTATGCGCTCTACGCTATGAGGCATTAGATAAGCGTCTTATCACTGTCGAAGAAAAGATGGAACATATACATCAAGATATTATCACAGGCCAAGCGTCAATGACGAAAGTATTAATTGGTACAGCAGGCACTATTATTGCAGGACTACTATCTACTGTAATCGTAATAGTAATGCAGATGTAGAACCCGGATAAATAGTTATATGTTACTAAGAGAGTTTTACACACAACCACAAATAGACGAGAAGCAAGTATGGGCACGTTCAGGAAAGAACGTAGTGCGAAAGTATCGTTGCCAAAGTGGTAGAAGAAAAGGCAGAGTTGTTGCTAAAATGGCACAATGCTTTGCAGCTCCTAATATTAAACAGAGCAAAGTCTTAAAAGTAATGAAGGCAAGACTCGGTCCTAGACTAGCTAAAAAGATTAAACGTACTAAGCGTATCAATCCAGCTAGTAGAAGAGTTCAATCATTAAATAAAAGGCGATAGACATGTTTATTTTTGAAATTACACAAACTAAAGTATCCAAAGCACAGGGCAACGAAGTAGAGCTTGACCACGGCGATGGAACAAAAACTGTCATCGACACCCAAAAAAATCCAAATGCTATCCAACGTGATGCAAAGGGCAAATTAAAAGTTACCAAGCAAAGTCAAAATAGTAAAATGCAAGCTGGCGGTAACAACAACCAACCTAAAACACCTCGCGCAGGCGAGAAAATAGATATCGAAGAAGTATAAAAATGAAAGTCAACGAACTAATAAATTCGTTTGAAATTTTTATTACTAACGAAGAACGTAGTATTTACGAAAACATGAATGAAAGAGCCGCATTGGTTCAGTTTAATGAAAGAGAACAGTTCATTATTCAGAACCTGATACGGAAGAGTTTAGTAAGTAAAGTTATATCTAATGGACAGGTACTGGTTGTAAAAAATGATCAACAAATCTAAGAATTTACTTAGCGATTTAGAACAAATCGTTAATGCATCTATCGATCCCGCAATGTTTCCTTATAAGAAAGGGAATTCAATCAGGGTAGGCAAATATGCTGTTCGTACTACACGGCACGGGCATAAGATATTTGATTGTGAATCTAACTGTATGATAGCTGAAACGTTTTCAAAAACAGCGGCTCTAGCACTTGCAAAGTCAAGCTCGCAGGAGCATTCAAATGCTCGGTCTATGGATGTAATACTAAATGTTGATAGATGTATACAAAAATGGTATAACGATTGCGTATTTTATCGTAATACTATGACAAAATCATCAGATCCAATACGCTCGCATGTAGCTGAAACTCGATACGATATTGCTCGTACCGAAACAGAACATGCAAGACGTCAGTTGGATAAATACATTTATAGCTAAAGTATAAAAAAAGACTAAATACTTTATTAAAGCATAATACATTAGGAAGAATGTAATGAACATAAGTGAAATATCAAAACCAGTAACAGCAGCAAGTCTAAATGAAAGTCTTGCAAAAAGGTTTGGCCAAAGGTTAAACCTAGAATCGTACACGTTAGAAAAGTTAGAAGACGTAAGAAATAAGATGCGCACCAAAATATTCAGCGTCGAAACAAATGAAAGTTTCGATAGTGTGCAAAATGAAGCATATCAAAAGTCCAAACTCTTCCTAGATGTATTGAATGCAGAAATAGCAGAGCGTGAGGAACGTAACGTAACAGAAGCCAAAGCAGGATATTGTTCAGATGATTGCTGCGGCGCTGACGTAAAGGCTGCAGATTGTACTTGCCCGGCAAGTTGCAAAGAATGTGATTGCAACTCAGTAAAAGAATCAGCTAAGCCAGACTTCCTTGACATGGACAAAGATGGCGATAAAAAAGAGCCAATGAAAAAAGCTATTAAAGATAAGAAGAAGAAAAAGACTAACGAAGGCAAAGAAGACGAAGCAGAACTTGTAATGGCAGCTAAAGATATGGTTGACAGAGTTACAGGTTGGATGGAAGACACAGCAGAAATGCAAACAGAATCTATGCTAGAATTAGCAGACGCTATCCGTGACGAACATGGACAAGAAAAAGCTGACCAGTTTGCAACATCAGTTAAGCCATCGTTAGAAGGCATGTACGAAGCAATGGAAGCATGTCGTGGCACACTTACAGCTGGTGTACAAATACTAACTGGCGAAGGCCAAGGTATGGATATGATGGGTGCAGATCCAGCACTAGATGATCCAGCAATGGAACCAACTACAGACGCTGATACAGCAGGCGGAGACTTAGATTTAGCATTAGACGCAGATGATGAGTTTGGTGCAGCTAAAGCAGCAATAGGCGGAGAAGACGAAGCCGGACGTGCTAAAAGAGAATCGAAAATTATCCGTAAAAAAGCAGTTTTAGAGAGAAGTCGCAAATTAGGTACCATTCTTTCAAAAAAAAAATAAGTGAGAATATTGACTCTCAAAAGTTAATTCAAGTCTTACGAACAGTAATAGGCAGCGCAGACACTAGTAGTCAAGCTGTCTTTTTACATTTTAACACCCCAGCAACTAATACCAAATCTGGTATGAAGAACTTAGATCTAAACAAACTAATGCAAAATGTAGGTGCAGAACAGTTTGACTACGAAACATTTAAGACAGCATACGATACTGATCCTAGAATTAAATCCATGGTTAAGGATTTTAATCAAGATGGTGTTGAACCGTTGACTAAGATGAATAAAAGTAAAGTAGATCCAACTAACCCTAAAGCAACAGCTGACACAGTTGGAGCAATGGCTAAGAGTGCAACTGACTTAGGCGCTAAACTTTAATCATAAAATACTTGACAAGAGTCAAAAAGTAGTATATACTATAGGTTACATAAGGAATCTATTTTGACTTTAATTATAAACAAGTACGACTACAAACCAATCTCACGTAAGCAGATAGAAGGCAAACGCAAGTACATGACACCCGATGGTGGTGCTGTAGCTAGTGTTACAACTATCTTAGATGCCACAAGCGACAAGTCAGGACTAATTGCCTGGCGTAAACGTGTAGGCGAAACTAAAGCACGAGAAATTACTACAGAAGCCGCAGGCGTTGGCACACGTATGCACAAGTATTTAGAAGACTATGTTGAGACAGGTGTAATGCCTACTCCGGGTAGTAATCCATTTGCTAAGAAAGCACACGCAATGGCACAGCAAGTCTTAGAACACGCAATGGGCGATGTAGATGAGATATGGGGCAGTGAAGTTGCCCTTTATGTTCCGCAGATGTATGCAGGCACAACTGACCTAGTAGGACAGTACAAAGGACAGCCCTGCATAATGGATTTTAAGCAAACGAACAAGCCTAAGAAGCTAGAGTATGTACAGAACTACTTCTTACAGCTAGTAGCATACGCAGAAGCACACAACGAAATCTACGGCACTAACATACGTGAAGGACATATCTTTATGTGTAGCCGCGGAGATGACGGGATGGAGCTCGGAGGAGAAACATATCAACAGTTTGATGTATGGCCACATGAGTATGACGAATGGCGCAACGAATGGTACAACAGAGTGTATACCTATTACGAGAAGTTCGCATAAATACAATAATAATGCGTAGGAGACACTCGTGGCAGTAGTACAAATATCGAAAATACAAATAAGACGAGGTAGGAAAAATACCGGTAGTGGACTACCGCAACTATCCTCAGGTGAACTTGGGTGGGCGATTGACTCACAGGAACTTTATATAGGTAATGGTGCAGTAGCAGAAGGCGCACCTACTGTAGGTAATACAAAGATTCTAACACAAGAAGATGACTTATTTGAGATTGCAAAGAATTATACATATAAAGACGGCGACGGATCAATTGTCACAGGTGTTGATGCAACTAACCCAGTTGTTAGAACATTACAAGAAAGATTAGACGATACTGTTGATATTAGAGCTTTTGGTGCTATTGGTCAGACTACGCAAGATGCCACAGCATTATTACAAAGAGCAGTAGATCAACTTTACCTTAATAATGGATCTGAAGCATCTGTTAACAAGCGAGTAGAACTACACTTGTCCGCAGGCGTATATAAAATTACAGACACAGTTTACATTCCGCCACATGCTACACTTATTGGTGCAGGCTCTGGCAAAACAATTATTCAGCAAGAAACAGCTGGCAAGAGTGTATTTACAACAGTAAGTGATACTAGTACTCCTGGATCATATGTGCTTAACGGCGAATATAATACACAAGCAAGAAACATACGCTTACAAGGACTAACATTAAAAACTACTGTAAAAGCAAACGGACTTGTACTACAAAGTTGTAGAGATAGTTATTTTGTTGATGTACAAATTGCAGGTAGTTGGGTGAACACTGACCCAATTGACGCTGACAGTTCTACTTCAACTAGCATTGGACTAGGCATAAACAGTAAGAACGGCGGTGTCGAGACTGTTCGAAACGAATTTACAAACTGTCATGTTGACGGATTTATGTACGGCATTGTATCAAACTGGGATACAAACGATAACGTATGGACTACATCAAATTTTAGTAATTTAGGCTACGGCTTTACATTTGGTAAAGATATGCTTATAGATGGTAACCAAGCAAACGGTACATCAGTAGGACCAACTAATAATATTATTTCTGATTGTGTATTTACAAATGTATACAGAGAAGCTATTCTTGTTGATGAAGGAACATACAATGTAAGTCGTAACAACAAATTTAATACTTGTGGTAATGACGGCGGCAACGATGCATCGCCATTATATCCTGTTATTAGATACACACGATTAGGTAACACTAGTGACGGAGACTTCTTTAGTAGAACAAAGGTACTGTCATATACACAAGGTAGTATCATTACTGCTTCTTCAACTATTACAGCAGGACAATCAACCTTTACTGTTACAGATGCATCAGATGTAGTAGCAGGACAAATTGTTACTATAGATAGCGGTATAGGAGAGTTTGGTGCTGCAACAGTTGTTGTTACAAATGTAGATCAAGGTACTAATACTGTTACAGTTAATTTGCCGCACTTAACTAGTGGCGCAATTAATTTTAGTATACTATCTCCAATTATTACATCTATTGCATACATTCCAGAAGTAGACGGACCATGTCACTTTATATGGGGCTTTGAACATGAAGTAACAATTAGAGATGGACTTAACCAAACACTATTTAGATTACCAAAACTTGCAAACCAAAGTTTTGATATTGACTATGTTGCTAAAGCTGCAACAGGCTACACAGGTATGCGTTCAGGAAGTATGCGGATAACAATGGACAATCAGTCTAGAGTTACTGTTTCAGATGAATTTGACTTTGTTGGAGACGAAATATATGTTGACAACGTAGCATTTGATGCTATAATAAGTGATATAGATGGAGATAGTACAGCTGATACTATTCTTGTAAAAGGAAATGTAAGTGGTTCTCTTCCATCTAATGCAACAACGAAGTTAAAATTTAAAGTGAAAACAAAACAGATAAGCATATAAATGTTTGATAAGAGCTACGAAGATAGATTGGCCGTCTGGAGTGATTTTAGACAGGCACTAGAAGAGTCTCAGGATCCTTTCCAGGATGTAATAAACTTCTATCAACCAGCACCGACTGTTTCCATTCATTGTGATCCGTTTGATCAAGAACGTTGGCCCACACCTTGGGAGTTAATATTGGAGAACCAATATTGTGACTTCTCTCGTGTACTAGGATACTGCTTTTCTTTACAGTTAACAGAACGCTTTTCAGGGTCCAATTTTGAGATACATATCACTACAAGCGAAGAGAAACCGTACTTATATCTCTTAATAATCGATAATAAAACTGTCTTAGGATATGATGAAAGTATGCCAATGGCGTACAATGATATCAAGTCAGTTATAGAATCGCAAGTAATATACAGTGTGGAAAATTAAAATAAATATTTCACTAATGAAAGAGGAAAAATTATGATTCAAGTTACCAAGCGAGACGGGCAGAAAGAGCCACTAGATATAGAAAAATTACACAAAGTAGTTTTTCATGCATGTGAAAATATTACAGGTGTTAGCCCGAGCGAGGTAGAAATCAAAAGTCAAATTAGCTTTGCAAATGGTATGACTACTAAAGAAATACAAGAGACATTAATCAAAGCCGCCGCTGATCTTATCAGCGAGGAAACACCTAACTATCAATATGTTGGTGGCAGGCTTATTAACTATGCTCTACGCAAAGAAGTTTACGGTAACTACGAACCATGTGCTATTAAAGATCTTGTTCAAAAGAATATCGATTTAGGCTTTTATGATCCTGACCTCATTTCGCACTATAACGACGAAGAATGGCAACGAATTAATAATTTTATTAAACACGATCGTGATGAGAACTTAACATATGTAGCAATGGAACAGTTGCGTGGAAAGTATCTTGTCCAAAATAGAGTCAGTGGACAAATATTTGAAACACCGCAAATGTGTTATGCACTAATTGCAGCAGTATTGTTTCAGGATTATCCAAAAGAGACTCGTTTACAATGGGTAAAAGAATATTATGATGCTATTAGTTTTCATGACATTAGCCTGCCTACTCCTGTTATGGCTGGGGTTAGAACTCCGCAGCGCCAATTCAGTAGTTGCGTTCTTATCGAAGCTGACGACAGTCTTGATAGTATTAATGCTACTGCATCGAGCATTGTTAAGTACGTAAGCCAAAAAGCAGGTATTGGTATTGGCGGCGGTAAGATACGAGCAATTGGTTCACCAGTGCGTCAAGGAGATGCTTACCATACAGGAATTATTCCGTTTTATAAACTATTCCAAAGTGCAGTAAAATCATGCTCACAAGGCGGAGTTAGAGGCGGTGCTGCTACTGTTTATTATCCAGTGTGGCATTTAGAAGTTGAAGAAATGCTAGTGTTAAAAAATAACAAAGGCACAGAAGATAATCGTGTGCGTCATATGGATTATGGTGTACAGTTTAACAAACTAATGTACGAGAGACTTATCAACGGCGGCAATATAACTCTTTTCTCACCAAATGATGTGCCTGGATTGTACGATGCTTTTTATGCAGACCAAGATAAGTTTAAAGAGTTGTATGAACAAGCAGAACGAAAGACATCTATTCGCAAGAAATCAGTTCCAGCAATACAGTTATTCAGTAGCTTTATGGAAGAGCGTAAGAACACAGGACGTATTTACTTACAGAATGTAGACAATGCTAACGACCACGGCAGCTTCCTTCCAGAGGTTGCACCTATTAGACAAAGTAATCTGTGTGCAGAGATTGACTTACCTACAAAGCCATTGAAGGATCTAAACGATCCAGAAGGTGAGATTAGCCTATGTACTCTTAGTGCAATTAACTGGGGCAACATTAAAACTCCAGCAGACTTTGAGCGTGTATGTCGTTTAGCAGTACGTGGACTTGATGCACTACTAAGCTATCAAAACTATCCAATCCTAGCAGCGCAGTTATCTACAGAGAAGCGCCGTCCTTTAGGCGTTGGCATTATTAACTTTGCATACTGGATGGCAAAGAATGGATTGACTTATCAAGATATTGATGGTGAAGGATTAGAATTAATCGACGAATGGGCAGAAGCATGGAGTTACTATTTGATTAAAGCAAGTGCAGACTTAGCTAAAGAACAAGGCGCACCAAGTGGTAACCTAGAAACAAAGTACGGACATGGTATTACACCTAATCAAACATATGCAAAGGCATTAGATGAATACTTGCCACACAAAGAGCGTATGGACTGGGATACACTTAGAACACAATTAAAAGAAACAGGCATCCGTAACTCAACACTAATGGCACTTATGCCAAGTGAAACGAGTGCGCAGATTGCTAATGCAACAAATGGAATTGAGCCACCACGTTCACTTATTTCAATTAAGCAATCAAAGCACGGAGTACTAAAACAAGTAGTACCTGAATACAAAAGACTTAAAAACAAATATGACTTATTATGGGAACAGCGTTCACCTGAAGGGTATATTAAAATTATGTCAGTGCTACAAAAATACATTGATCAAGGTATCAGTGTTAACACAAGTTATAATCCTACGTACTATGAAGATGAAAAAATCCCACTAAGTACAATGTTACAGCATTTATTGTTGTTCTACAAACTAGGAGGAAAACAGCTATACTATTTTAACACCTATGACGGCCAGGGCGAAATTGATGTAAGTAAGATGTTTGAAACAGAATTAGCACCAACAGAAATTGAAGACGAAGATTGTGAAAGTTGCACAATTTAGTTGACACAGCACATGTAATGTGTTATTATAAGAAAGCAAGCAAAGGAAAGTATAATGGGCGTATTTGACGTAGACAATCGTGTCGATCACACTAAGGTAACAGCATTTTTGGATCCATCAGGAGGTCCAACTATACAGCGTTATGACAGTTTAAAGTATAAACAGTTTGACGGTTTAACAGATAAACAGTTAGGATTCTTTTGGCGTCCTGAAGAAGTTGATATCTATAAAGATGCAGCTGACTTTAAAAGCCTTACTGAACATGAACAGCATATTTTTACAAGTAACCTAAAACGTCAAATTCTATTAGACAGTGTACAAGGTCGAGCTCCAGCAGAATCGTTTGGCAGTATTGTAAGTTTACCTGAACTAGAAAATTGGATTATTACTTGGACATTTAGTGAAACAATTCACAGTCGCAGTTACACACATATTATTCGTAATGTATATTCTAACCCTTCAAAAGTATTTGACGAGTTAATGGACGTTAAAGAAATTGTAGATTGTGCAGATAGTATTTCAGGCTATTACAATGAACTAATTGAATCGAGTATGTATTACAATTTACTTGGTGCAGGAACTCATACAGTTAATGGCAACAAAGTTGAAGTAGACATGTACGAGCTAAAGAAGAAACTCTGGCTTGCACTGATGAGTGTTAACATCTTAGAAGGTGTGCGTTTTTATGTGAGCTTTGCATGTAGTTGGGCGTTTGCTGAACTAAAGAAAATGGAAGGCAATGCTAAAATTATTAAACTTATTGCCCGCGATGAGAACTTGCACTTAGCATCAACACAAGCATTACTTAAAGTATTAAAAACAGACGACAAAGACTTTGTAAAGATTGCAAAAGAAACAGAAGCAGAATGTATACAAATGTTTGTTGACGCAGTGGATCAAGAAAAGGCATGGGCGCAGTACTTGTTTAAAGATGGTTCAATGATTGGTTTGAATACAGAGTTACTTGGACAATACATTGAATATATTTGTACTCGTAGAATGACAAACATTAATTTAAAGTCACCTTACAATGCAAAGAATAATCCGTTGCCGTGGACACAGAAGTGGATCAGTGGAGCCGAAGTTCAAGTAGCACCACAAGAGACTGAGATAACTAGTTATATTCAAGGAGGTACTAAACAAGATGTTAGTGCTGACACTTTCAAAGGATTTAGCCTATAATGATTGAAATTTACGGAAAGCCACAGTGTCCATTTTGCGATAGGGCAAAGGCACTATGCGAGCAAAGAGAATTAGAATACACATACAAACAACTTGGTACAGACTTCACCCGTGAGGAAGTACTAGAAATGTTCCCAACAGCACGTACCTTTCCGCAAATTAAAGTAAACGGTACAAGCATTGGCGGATATGATAAACTAGGTACGTACCTAGAAGAAACTAACTATAACGGGACAGGATACTCACTATAATGTTAATTGAAGCACCCTATAAAATCGGAGACACAGTGTCTCTAAAACTAACATCAGGCGAAGAAATTATTGCTCGCCTTGAATCAGAAGACACTAACACATACACGCTTAAAAAACCAATGGTTCTTATTGCACAAGAAAAAGGACTAGGACTTGCACCGTTTATGTTTAGTGTATCGCCCGACGGCAAATTTGTTATGAAAGCAAGTGCAGTAAGTTGCCTTGCAATTACACAAGACGAAATTAGCAAGCAATATACCCAACAAACTACAGGCATTGTTACCTAAAATAACTGGTTGACAACGTTTCATATTGGTTGTATAATACTAGTATGAATAAAATTAATAGGCAAAGAAAAAGGCAAAATATGTATAAAGTAATACTTACAGACGCAGACGGCGTACTGCTCAATTGGGAGTACGCATTTAGTTGTTGGATGCAACAGCATGGACACACTGAAGTTGAAAATGCTAACTGGATATACGATATCGGTGAACGCTTTGGAGTAACCAAAGAAACTGGTAAGTTGTTAGTAAAGCAATTTAACGAAAGTGCAGCTATTGGATTTCTTCCAGCACTACGTGATGCAATGTACTATGTTAAAAGGTTACACGAAGAACACGGATATGTATTCCGTTGCATTACAAGTCTAAGTTTAGATAAAAATGCGTATAAACTTCGTAAAATGAATCTAGAAAAATTGTTTGGTGAAACAGCTTTTGAAGAACTTGTTTGTTTAGACACAGGTGCTGACAAAGATGATGCTCTTGAACAATACAGAGATTCAGGATTGTATTGGATTGAAGACAAACTATCTAATGCACAACTTGGTTTAGACTTAGGTCTAAATGCTATACTTATTGAACATGGATTTAACATGAACGATGATATTCCAGAAGGTATGAAGAAGGTAGTTAACTGGAAAGAAGTGTACGAACACATTGTGAATAACGAAACATAAAAATATGAAAAAACTTTTTACAACAGTAAGTCTTGTACTAGCAACGGCGACACCAGCATTAGCAGACACAAGCGAAGCATATACACAAGACCACTACAAAGTAGTTCTTGAACAAAAACCATATAACGTAGAAGTATGTAAAGACATCAAAGTTCCGCAAAAAGGACCGTTGAACACAGAAGGAGCAATCCTTGGTGGCATACTTGGCGGCGTTATAGGTAACCAATTCGGTAAAGGAAACGGTAAAGAAGCCGCAACTGGAGTCGGAGCATTGACAGGTGCAATACTTGGCGGACAGAACAAAGGTCCTCGAAATTACACTACACAGCGTCAATGCCAAATTGAAACACGATACAAAGAAACTGAACGAGAAATTTACAGTCATAGTACAGTAAAATTTTATCATGAAGGTCAACGGATCGTATTAAAGTTTCATAAGTAACAACAAATAATAGGAGAAAAATATGACAATACATGAAGAAATAGTACAGGCATTTAATAACTACTTGTCTGAATCAGAAACATTTGAAGATAAGAGCGTAAAAGCTGCAGCCGCAAGAGCTCGTAAAGCACTAGGTGACTTAGGTAAATTATCAAAATCACGTAGAGCAGAAATTCAAGACAAAAAGAACGCGATGTAATGCTTTGGGAAATTTGGTGCAAAGCAATCGGCACCAAAGCCTACAACGATAATCGTAGAGCAGACTGGGTTGCAATGGTACGTACCGGATGGGTATTGTTACACATTGCAACCTGCCTTGCTATTATAACAAATGCAATAGCCAATCATGGCTGGGGCTTAATAGGATTGTAGAGCTTTGGTAAACTACGTATATAACTAAATACTCTGTAGTACAAAAGGAGATCTAGTTATGATATGGTTAGACTATACTGTAGAATCAGCAGGCAAAAACTTCACTGTCAAAGGTGATTGGCCTGGAGAAGTAATGGGAGTTGCCAAGGATGGCACACCCAAAGAAAATTATCTATACAAGCCTGGAGATGTATTCATTGTAAATGAATCTGGATGGCTATGTAAGTCAGATGAACTGTCGTCAATGATATTAAAATACGAAAGTAATAAAAAATGAACGTAAGTACAGGTGACAAAGCAGTTATTGTATTCAGTATTAATACTGCTAATATAGGACGCATTGTTAATGTATCAGAATACATTGGCAAATTTAAAGAAGGCGAACAATTTGAAGCGTTCGGCATGAAGTCACATTGTCCAGTAACAGATCACTACTGGTGGATTGAAGCAGACGATTTAAATATACAGTTAGGTCCGTCACCAAAAGCATATATTGCTGATAGTTGGCTACGTAAGATTACAAATCCTAAAGAAAAACTTACTGACACTATTGAAAAAGAACTTGACATCTTCGCATAACTAGTGTATAAATAGTATTGTAACGTTGAAGCAATTCAAACGACGAGCTGGACTCGGGGGCGGTACCCGACAGCTCCACCATAAGCACACTGTTTCTAGGGTCTGACCCGCGAAATCGCCTTTAAGGGTTCTTTGAGCCTCGTGGTTGGCAGTGTGTTTATGATGGGGCTGAACTAGGATCGACAGGCGGATTAGTAGAAGAGTGGAGTTGCCCGGATGTAAGCTCGGTTAACGCGAACAAACTTAATAATTGCAAACGCA